CGAGGTGATGCGTAAGCTTCTGCCCACGTTTGACAAGCCGATTTATAGCTGCGAGCTAGATGAGCGCGTACCAGCGTTGGTTGAATACCCGCTTGAAGAGGTCATCAAAGACCAACGCTGCGCCTACATGAATACCACGGTGGCTTATGCCTTGGCCTTTGCTGCGTGGAACAAGGTGGGAGCAGTCGATCTGTTTGGCATGGACTTCAGCTACAAGAATAACCTGCACTTTGCAGAAGCTGGCAGAGCCTGTCTTGAGTTCTGGATATGCAAGATGATTGCCATTGGCATCAAGGTTGGCGTAAGCCCAAGGTCTTCGTTGCTCGATCAGAACGTCGATATGCAAGACAGACTGTATGGCTACCATCGCCTGCCCAACCCAAAGATCGCAATGCCAAACCCAGAGGGTGAGTGGGTAGTCTGCAACCGCTCAGAGCTGGCTCAGATGGTTAAGAAGCACAAGCTAGAGACGGTAGAACTGCCGTCCTCGCCAGAACCGTATAAGGGGTAGCTATGTCACAAGGCGTTTTTCAAGTTGGTCAGGTAATGGTTTCAACGACTGATAACCGTGGTCATGACGTAGAATTTTGGGCGAAAGAGACAACCAAGAAGATTGTGGGCATATCGGAAGAGGCTGAGCCACACATTCGTTTGCAAGCTGAGGCTTTCCGCAATCAAGTTTATACTCTAATATTGATGGGGATGAAGAACGCTATAGCTTCTGACCGAGTTACGATTCGTGGTTTACTTGCGTCTCAGGGGCATGAAGACATGGCAAAAATAATCAAGGAGCTTTGATATGGCCATCACTTCCGCAATTCCTACCAGCTTCAAGCAAGAGCTTTTGGTTGGAACTCACAACTTTACAGCCAGTAGCGGCGACGCTTTTAAGCTTGCGCTTTATACGTCTAGCGCGACTCTTGGTGCTGCTACTACAGCATTCACCACGACGGGCCAAGCCAGTGGCACCAACTACACGTCTGGCGGCGCTACGGTTACATCAGTAACTCCAACGACTTCTGGCACGACAGCGGTTTGCGACTTTGCCGACCTTACATTTGGTACGGCTACTGTCACAGCTCGCGGTTGCATGATTTATAACGACACTCAGGCTGATAAGGCGTGTGCAGTAATTGATTTCGGTGGTGACAAAACCAGTACGGCTGGCGATTTCACTATCGTCTTCCCAAGCCCCACGGCTACTGGCGCTATAATCCGGTTGGCGTAATGGCTCATGCCGCTACAAACATTAGATTTTCAACCGGGCATCGACAAGGAGGGCACTGACTATTCGGCCAAAGGCGGCTGGGTAGACGGTAACCTCATAAGATTCAGAAAGGGTCGTGTCGAAAAAGTAGGCGGCTGGCAAAAGCTCGGCTCAAATTATTACCTTGGCACAGGCCGAGCACTTCATTCTTGGATAAGCCTTGGCGGTGTTCGATACCTTGGCGTCGGTTCGACGTTTAAGTATTACATCGAAGAAGGTAATTCCTATTACGACATCACCCCTATCAGGGCAACCACTACTGCTGGCGATGTTACCTTCGCCGCAACTGACGGCTCGTCCACAGTCACAGTAACCGACTCTGCTCATGGCGCGGTAACCAACGACTTCGTGACGTTCAGCGGAGCGGCCACCCTTGGCGGTAACGTCACGGCGGACGTGCTGAATCAGGAATACCAGATATCACTGGTTACAGGCACTAACACTTATGAAATCGTTGCAAAAGACACGTCTGGTGCGACGGTTACAGCAAACGCATCGGACACAGGCAACGGCGGTGCAAGCGTAGTAGGCACTTACCAGATCAATGTAGGGCTAGACACGTTTGTTAAATCGTCTGGCTGGGGCGTGGGAACTTGGAGTTCTGGCGGCTTTGGCTCTGCATCGTCAATCAGCGCGGTAAACCAACTCAGGTTGTGGACGCACGATAATTATGGCGAGAACTTGATCATCAATCCTCGCGGTGCAGGCATCTATCGCTGGGTCGAAAACAATGGCACCAGTGTTAGGGCGCTTGAGCTTTCTGGTATTAGCGGGGCAAATTTAGTGCCCACAGTGGCTCTTCAGGTGATTACGTCAGAGACAGACCGCCATTTAGTGGTTCTTGGCGCAGATCCGATATCAGGTGGCGCTCGCACTGGGGTGATTGACCCCATGCTGGTGGCGTTTTCAGATCAAGAGAATGAGTTGGACTTCGAGCCAACAGCCATCAACACCGCAGGCTCTTTACGGTTGTCTTCTGGCTCTTTTATTGTCGGCGGAATCAAGTCTCGGCAAGAGATCCTTGTTTTCACTGATACCAGCCTCTACAGCATGAACTTTATCGGGCCACCGCTCACGTTTGCGATCAACCTGATTAACGAAGGTTCTGGGTTGTTGTCGCCCAAGTCTGCTGTGAATGCGCCAAACGGCGTGTTCTATGCCAGCAAGACAGGGTTTTACTTCTACAGCGGCTCGGTCAAGCGCCTGCCCTGCACCGTGCAAGAGTACGTCTTTGAAGACTTAGACTTGGATCAGGCATTCAAGTGTCATATGGGCGTGAATACCGAGTTCAGCGAAATATGGTTCTTCTACCCCAGCCTTGAAGACGGCACTGGCGAGATCAGCCGATACGTCATTTACAACTATGAAGAAAACCATTGG